TTTAACCAAATAGAATTAACTCCACACTCTTCCATTTCTAACACACCTAATAAATTCTGTGCTAACATTGTTGGGTCATAATTAGAATTTTCTTTTACTTCAAACCAATGTGAATACCCAATCATATAAGGTGTGATGTTAGTAGAGTTCTTAAATAAATTACTTAGTGCTAAAGTTTGTTCTGGTAGATGACTATATATAATATCATAGTCTTCTTTTCTCCAATTGACTACTTTTAAAATTTCTTGTGGGTCAAAGTGTGTTCTCATTTTATTTGGATAACTTGGCATATTAATCATTAGTTGTTCTGTGTTTTCAAATTGTAAACTCTTAATGTGTTTTGGTGAAAGTATTGTCCAAAAAATATCATCACGAACTTTATTCATTTCATTAATTACATTTCTCAACACCACTACATAAGAATCTTTTTCTAAGTCTTTCATATATGTAATGTTTGGATACACAAGAATTTTATATTTATATTCTTTATCCTGTTTATATTCAAAAAAATTATTCAAACTTCCCCCAACCATTTTTATACTTTGAACTATCGTAAGCTTGTTTATACTTAAATTTAAAGTCGTTTATTATTCCATAGTTTTTTATTTCTCTACTATTCTTAATCCAAACATAAGGTTTGTATCTTGGATTGTTCATTAGTTTCATATTTTCTTCATAGTGAACTTGTGAACTTCTAATGTTTTCTAACCCACCTTTATTTGTCCACATTGAAGAATATCCATCAGATACGAATTCATCAGAAACTCTATTCTTGAACCCTCGTAGTAAACACTCTAAGTTTAACAAACTATCTTCAGCAACTTTTACCATAGTCCAGTCAACTTCATCTTTCCATTTATTAAGTTCCTCACCATTTAAAAAGTGAACACCTGACACATTTGAAAACTCCTTATAGTATAGTCCTGATGGAATTACATTACCATCTCTACAACCAACATGCATTAATCCCTCGTTCATCCAGTCGTTAAACATATTAAACATATAGTCCATATCTTCTGTGGTACATATTCTTCCCGAACCTTCCATATTAGATTCCGCACCCATATACTTTCTATTTCTTCTACGAATAGTTATGTCATCATCTATCATACAAAACCTTGTATTTCCTGCGTGGTCGTATATGTGTTTTCTTGTTTTTGCAATTCCAATATCATTTCCTACCACAAGATATTCAACATCATAATTGTATTCATCTCTTTCTTGTTCTTGAACAACCATTATAACTTTCTTCTTATATTTGTCCGGTAGATTGTTATAACATTTTTGATTGTCAACTCTTCGAAATGTTGGTATGTAAATTTTGTCTATCATCTACCAACCTCTTTCAAGTATTCTTGTTTTGCATCTTCCCAAGTCATACCAATTATATTAGAATAAAATAATGATTCTGGTTTGATTCTGTTTTGTTCCAATAGTTTTGTATATCGTTTGATTGCTTTTGGTTTCCACCAATTATTTATATAATCTGTATCTTGTTGATACTTCGGTTTCATAACTAAATTTTTTTCTTCAATTTCACTTCTTAGAAATTCTTTTCCATTTTCATAAATGTTTGCAAAATAAACACCTCGTCTAAATCCGTGTTGATATTCTTTTGGTTTTATTTCTAAGTGTTTAAAAATACAACCTATTACATTTTGTTTAGGTCCGGTATTTGAGATAGCTTTTAAATGTTCTTTTGGGTGGTTCTCTTTTAACCATTGATTCCAAACTAAATAAACATCGTCATCTGGTTTGATTAAGATTCTACCATTAGATTCTCCCAATGTTTTCCATAATGGTATTCCGTTATATTGTGAGTGAATACCATACAAAGATGTTGTAGTTATTCCAACTAATAAATCATCATAATCTTTTTTCCATTGTTCTCTAACATTAGAAGATGTTGTCATTGATGCAATTAACTTACCACCCAACATATTAAAACCTAATGGTTGAACACAAACAATTGTTGAAGCTATAGCTGTATTGTTTAGTTTATGATTTTCAAACTTGTCATCTTTTTTCCAACCTAAGAAATCATCACGAACTTTGATACTTGTGACATCACTACCTAATGATACCAGTCCAAGTATTTTATCTGTTGTTCTGTCTTTAACATAATACTTCTGATTACGACCTGGATTAGCATTCCAGTCCATTGTGTGAATTAGTTTTCTAACCAACACCCATTCAGAAGCGTTCTCCGTATATTCTATGATAGGTTCTAAGTTTTGAATTTCTTGGATAGTTAAATCTTTGTTGTAGATATCAGTTGGTTTCCAAAGTTTATTTTTTATTATGTCTATTTGAGTCGCTTGTTGTTGTGATTTGTTGATATCTTTATTGAACTCTTGCCACTTTTTATAAAGTGTTGATTCTTCAACTGACATACTTTTTAGATAATCTAAATTATCAATGAACTTTTGTTTATTAAGTTCAAAATCAAAATCAGATACTCCTGTAAACTTTTCAAATCCCATAATAACCTTTTATAAATTTATACTAATATACAACATTTTTGTTCCGTTGTCAAGAACTTTTTAATTATCTGAAACAAATTTTATATCCTCGTTTAAGTTTGCTTTCTTAATCTTAGCATCTGTAAACTTATATGGTTTAACTCCTGGTGATTCCAATATATCAATACGATTTACAAATCGTTTATTCATTGTATCTTTAACTTGATAGACTCCGTCCTTTCCGCTTGTTCCACTTAATACAATGAAGTCTCCAAAGTCTAACCAACCACCCCAGCGTTTCAATAGATTACGACTGACTGCAACATAATTATATTCTGATGCTCTGTGTATTGTAATCTTTGTTCCGTCTGCTAATATATCTGGTGTTCCGTCAGTTTGATGTCTGACTGGGTGATACATTGTAACCACAACATCAAGTCCGTCTAAACGAACTCCGTTTGTTAATTCATCAATCTTTAATTGTAGTCTGACTCTATCGTCTTCAAGACTATCAATCATTTCCATATAGTATTCACGATATCCTTTGAATAGTTTATCCCAAACTAATCCGTTGAATATCATAAAGATTGTTAAAAATATTAAAAAGTTTTTTTTCATAGTTTCCGTCCTTTTATAGTAATAACTATTTAGTTCCTACTTTTTTCTGTATGAAGTCTACCATTTGTTCTGCAACATTTATCTTGGTATATTTTTCCATACCTTGAAATCCTGGTGCGGAATTTACCTCACAAATAACATACTTACCATTATCAAATAACAAGTCTACACCTGCTATATCTAAATCTAATAATCTTGCACACTCACCACCAATCCACTCAATGTCTTCGTCAATCTGATAAGGGATTGCTTCTCCACCTCTTGTGATGTTTGCTCTAAAGTCTCCGTCAATGGATTGTCTCATCATACAACCAACTACTTTTCCATTTACTACCAACACTCTTAAATCTCTACCGAGTGAATCTTCAACACACTCTTGAATAATAATGTTGTATCTGGCATTAGATAGTTCTGCCATCTTCATTAGTTGTCTAAATTGTTTTCTATCTTCAACCATAAAAACACCACTACCATAACTACCACTTAAAGTTTTTACAATCATTGGATACTTAATATTATTCTCTACTAATTTTACATTAATAGGGTGCTTTACCAACATAGTTTTAGGAACGGGTAGATTTGATTGTCCAAGAATTTGTTGTGAATATAATTTGTCTTTAACATTATCAATAGCATCACTTCCATTAATCAGAACAACACCCAATCTTTCTAAATGTCTAATGATTGCTTTGATAAAGTAAGTCGTTCCTGAACCGGTTCTCGGTAATACAAAGTCTGGAAGCTTTCTTGGAATACCATCAACGATAATAGACTTTCTATCATCTCTATTAACGAATATATCTACATCTTGTGGATTAACCACACGAACTTTGATATCTCTTTTCTCAAATTCTTCTACAAGTCTTTGGACTTCAAGATTTTCTCCTAATGCTTTTTTATGTATTATCCAACCATTCATAATGTAATATTCTCTTTCAATATAACCCAACATAACCACATTCCAAATACTGCTAATCCTACTAATTCTAATCCGTTCATTTCATAAATCCTTGTATTGCTAATTCTTTGTGTTTTGCCTCTACCATAATATCTACATTGTGTCCGTAGGTGTCAGGTAATTTTTTGATTAGGTCTGAATGTGCTTGTGGTTTGATTGACTCATCTAATTGTTCTTTTGAACGAGATTCAGAATAATGAACAACTGGCACGATATCATCTGGCCAAGTTGATATAGCCAACTCTAATGCTTCTTGTTCTGATAATCCACCTGTGCAAAATTTGTGATGGTGATAATCAAACACAATAGGAATACCAATTCGTTCGTATAAATACATCAAGTCTTTTACTGAATACATTGATGCTTTGTCGTCATTTTCTACGGTAAGTCTTGATTGAACTGACTCTGGTAGTCGTTCAAAGTTTTTACAAAATCTATCTAACGCTGATTCTTTATCTCCATATACTCCATTACAATGTATATTGATTTTGTTGTATGGTGTTCTTGATAGACCCATCATATCAAATACTTCTGAGTGCATAATCAAATCATCAAATGTATTCTGAACTACATCTTCGTTTGGTGATACCAACACATTGAAAGGACCTGGATGTGAAGTTACACGAACTCCGTGTGTGTTTGCCATTGTTCCGGCTGAGTGTAGATACAATTCAATTTCTTTAATGTCTTTCATATCAGACCATTTGTATTCTGACTTCCAAGGTGCTAATCCACTTGTCATACGATAAAAATAATGTTCGTTCAAAACATTCCAAGTCATAATACCATTTAAGTCTTTTACATTTTGTAATGTAATATCAGACGCATAGTCCACACCTTTGGATTCAAAAGTTCGTTTAATCATACCACGACCTGTCGTGATTGGTTTAGTTCCTTTTGGTTTACCATACTTAGTTGGATAACTAAGTTGCATATTGATACAAGCATAACCTAATTTCATAATTATAATATAACCTTTTTATTCTGCTTTGTCAAGTCTTTTTTTCTCAACATCTAATTTATGTTGTTCAGGTGAGATGTAAACACCTTTACCATAATCGTTCAATAAAGACTTTTCTAATTTAAGTCTTTCTTTATATTCAACGAAAGTTTCTCCCTCAAGTCTTTTATCACCCTTGAGTAGTTTTCCTATTTGTAACCTTTTTTTCATCATTTCTCAACATCTCCCATTAAGAATTTTTTTTGTTTTTCTAAATCTTTTTTAAGTTGTCTGTTAGCTTTCAACTTTTCTTTATGACGAGCAACCAAGATTTCATCTTTGGTTCTTCGTTTAGTTTTCTTTTTTGCTTTGACTTTTGTTGGTGGTAAAGTTCCTTTTAACTTAGGTTGTTCTTTACCTTTGTGAAATACATTTCCATCTTTGTCAACGAACTCATTCATAAAGTGCCAACCTGCCGGACGACCTGTTGGTTTATAGGATTTAGTTTTGTTTTCAAAATCCTCAGGAAATAATTTATACATTTTTGCTTGTAGTGCTTTATCACTCACTACATATTTACAATCGGTGCTTACATTACGAACTGGTTCACCTGTATATTTACAATCCATATAAGGAACTCCGTCAATGTAATAACCACCATTATCTTCGAATTTACTCATATAACTCCCTATGCTTTTGCGATTGTCCCGTTTTTTATTGCTCTTGCGACAATCTCGTTTTCAATTTTATCATCAATGTATTTGGATATTTCATTTCTGAATAATCTTTCTTGTTCCAAATCATCTTCAATAATATCTTCAATCAATCTACCGATAGAATCTTCTAATCCATACTCTTTTTCATCACGAGCTTCAGTTTCTATTTCCTCTAATCGTTTTATTATTTCTCTAATATCCATTTTCATATACCCTTAATATACGACATTAATTATCGTTTGTCAAGTTTTTTTTTATTTTTCTTTAATTTTGTTAATTAACTTCCTAATTCTCATTTCTCTAAACCACACTTTATCTTCTGAATGTCCAGGATTTTGTTCCGTTCGATACAATCGTTTTTGTAATTGGTGAAC